GCCCAGCAGCAGCCAGGGATTGAAGACGTCGGTGAAGGCGCTAATCACGGCGCAGAGCCCGGTCAGGGCGCCGACGATCAGCGATACCCTGATCGACCAAAGCCGGCGGAAGTCTCGGCGCGCGTCGCCGATTAGTCGGAAGCGCGCACTCACAATTTCACCATCACGTTCCACGCGGCGGAGGCTGGCTGAAGAGCCGGCGAGGTCTGGGCCACGCCGCCGTTGAGCGACTGCACGGTGCCGGCCGAGGTGACGTAGCCGGTAGCTACCGGGGCGCCGACGTAGACGCCTCCCGACAGGGCGTAGTAGGGGCCGCTTGCGGACGCGATGCCTCCGGCGATGCCGCCGGAGCCGGTGACGAGCGACGAGTTGAGCGCGAGGCTGGTGTAGACGGCCGAGCCCGTATATGTCGGCGCTACGTTTGGAAGGTCGCTGCGCTGGAGCGTCAGCGTGTTGGACCCAAAGGCGGTGCCGAGCAGGTTGGTGGTGTTGGCGCTGACGAGCGCGCGGCCGAGCTGCTTGGGCAGCGACATCTGGCAGCCGGCGGACCACGCCGCGGCGGCCGACCCCTGTGCTACGCGCGTCGAGGCAGCGCCTGCGCTGGTGAGGACCGGTGCGCCGGCATCGGAGACGTTGGTGTACAGCAGCGTGAATAGGGCTTGCGTGCTCGGGTCGGCAAAGTTCGTTGCCCCGGAGCCCGTGTTTCCGATGGTGAGGTCATTCATCATGACCCAGCCGGGGTCGGCCACGGTCTTGAGGGTGGGCTTGCCATCGCCGGTGGAGGACAGCCCGATGAGAGCCGCGAGCGCGCTGGCGCTGGCAGCGCCCAGGAGCGTCGCCATGAACGTCGATAGCGGTATTTGCTGGATCGCGGCGTTACCGCTGGTCAGGTTTCCCAGCAGCATGTTGCCGTCGCACTTGATGATGTGCTGGTCGTTCCAGTTCGACGGCTGGATCAGCGTCAGATCCGTGCCGTTGCCCTTTGCGGATACAAAGTTGTGAGCGAGCGTAATACCCAAGGAACAGCTCCAAGCTGAGTGCTGGCACTCTGCTTAGCAGCCGTTCGGTTTCACCGTCGTCTCATGCGGCGCGCTAGTTTGCCTGGGGGGTGCGAACGATAAAGAGGATCGCATCCTCCTTGGTCTGGCCGCCCGACGAGGCCATCGTGACCAGAGCCGTATATGTGCTGCCCGCGATGCCGCCGGAAGCATAGAATACGATGCCTGTGGCGGCGGTATTGAGTGCGATACCGGTGATTATGACAGGCGATGCATCTTGTGGCGTTACCGTAAACGAGGTGGTGCTGACCAGCTCGCCAGCATCCAGCCAGTTCGAGTAGTCAATCGTGTACCGCTTGACGTCGACCGGCGCCTTAAAATATTTTCCAAGTGCGGATGCCATTAGGCCACCCTCCTTCGTGGTTCGGCTGTCATCGAGTTGTATTCGGCCGACACTACCATGTCGTTGTTTTCGCCATCGCTATATTGTGCCTCGGCAACTATCATGGCGCGGTCCTCGTACGCCGCTGCCGCTTGGCGGTCTTCGTAGGCGACGTAAATTAGTTCGGGGTTGCCCAGAACGGTGAGTTGCAGGAAACCTAGCTTTGCGGAGGAACCGGCAAAATAATAGGCCCCGCCGACAGACCCCAGCGCGACAACCGTCCCCGCGGCGATCCCTGTTACGCTGTACGACCCACCGAGCGCAATTTCGCTAGGACTGAATTGCGCGGCGTTGCCGGCCTCGGCGTAGCTTGTGCCGAGTGGCGGGAACCATGTCGAGAAAGCCGCGCCGCTGCCTGTTTCGGCGTAAGTGGTCCCTGCTGGAGCGAACCTTGTGCCAAACGCCGCGGCGTTGCCGGTAAGCGTGTACGTCGCGCCAGCCGCCGCTTCAGACGTCAAGAACGCCGCGGCGCTGCCTGTGTCGGCGTAAGTGGTCCCTGCTGGCGCGAACCTTGCGCCAAACGCCGCAGCGTTGCCGGTAAGCGTGAATGTCGCGCCAGACGCCGCTTCAGACGTCAAGAACGCCGCGACCCTGCCTGTTTCGACGTAAGCGGTCCCGAGACCGCTAAGGACTGTATTTGTCGCGGCTGTTGTCGGGTTCTGGCCGAGGGCCCACCGGCCAATCGCGTCGAAACCGAGCAACGACATTTTAGGTCACCGTGACGTTGAGCGCGCTCGCGATCGCCGTCATGCGCGCCTGGCCGAGGACGGTCACTAGGGCAGACCAGCCCGCCAGGAAGCGCGCGTTGGTGACAATCATGGGGCCGCCCTGCGCTTGGAGCGCCGACCAAAGCAGGCCGAACGAGGGGTTCGCAGTGATTGCAGTCGTGATCGCCGAGTAGTCAGCGACCGTGAACTGTGCGATCAGGTCTTGCGACGCAACGGTTTGCGGGACAACCGAGTTTAGGAACGCCAGCACGGTCGGATCGGTCGCGGCAATCTGCGTAACCGGGAAGGACTGCGGATTTGCGAAAACCCCCGTGATGGTCACGCCATCGGCGGCGTAGGTAACGTAAACGGTCTCCATTGTCAGGCGTCCCTTCCGCGATGGTCCACATAACCGAAGGTCGCGACAACGAGGGTTGTACTCGCAAAATTGGACCGCGCGCGAATTTGCCCGGATGTGTTCGTTCGAATTTGAACGGTCGCAAACGCTTCGAGATTCGGAGAGCCCAACAAAGTGCCGACTCCGGCGGATGCGCTCGGCGCTTGGTCTGATTCATCGGGACTGCTAAGCAAGAGCAGAACGTAATTGCTAGCATTGTAAGCGTTCGCACGAACCTTCACATCCACCTTTAATCCGGTCGGAACATTCATCGAGTAGGTGGTTGCGGTCGCGCCAAGGGCGGTAGTGTTAATATCGGTCGTTGATGTCGAATAATTGAAATCGTCGCCGCTCTGCACGAACGCAACCCAATTGCTCGATCCATCGGTTTTCATGGAACCGATGCGGCGAAACAGCGTGTAATTCGTTGGCATCGTCGGCGCCGTTGCGCTCAACGAAAACAGCACGTCGACCACGCCCGTATCTTCGCGCTTGATGATATGGACATGATACCAGGTCGAGACAGCGACCGTGCCGGTGTCGAGGGCGCCGACTCCGGTCCCAAGTGCCCACGCCGAAGTCGTCTTGGTGTAGGCCGTCGCCAACATCATCAAATCGGTCGTGGTGCTATCCGCTGTAATGCCAGCAGCTATCCCGAACGTCGCCGATGAACCGGCCGCCGAAAGCGTCAAACCCGCGAGGTAACTGCGCAGGACGATGGGCGACAAGTCTTCCATCAGCGCGACAACGGCCACCTGCGGAACGGTCGAAAAATTGATCAGCGTGCCGGCGCCCGACTGTCCGGCTGCGGTCCCGGTCCCGAGCGAATTGTAAAGAACCACGGTTCGCGGGATTGTGCCGGTCGATGAATTGTAGACGCCTTGCGAAATTTCCCACTGCGACAAGTCCGCGCTTACTGCGTAGACCTTATACGGCAAGCCGTTTTGCATATTGGCCAGCGACGGGCTTTGACAGCCAGCGACGGCCGTCGAGTAGACCCAAGAGGTCGTTCCGCCGAGTGTCGGATTGAAGCGGCAGAGATCGACGACGGCCATAGGGCGCCCCTTACGTGATCGTCAGGATTGGCGCGGGAAGCGAAATGGTGAACGTGTTGCCGTTGGTCAGCGTGATCGGTCCGCCGTAGTCCCACCAGCCGATCAAGCGCCCCGACGTGCTGTTGTAGAGCAGCGCGTACTCGAACGGTCCAATGCTGCCGCCCGAGGCCGTCCAGGCCGGGTTGGTGCCTCCCGCAAATGAGAATGTGCCCGCCGAGTCGGCCCCCGTGATCGTGCCGATGGTTGTCCCGCCGGCGGTGTAGCCGTTTGCGGTCGCCAGATCCGCGGGCGTGTTGTAGGTGGTGTTCGATGCCAGCGGCAGGGTGTTGGTCAGATAGACCTTATAGACCTGCGCCGTACCAGTGTTCATGAGGTGCTGGCCGTTGGCGACGTCCCCGGTGAAGCACTGGAACTTATTAAATGCAGCCATTTGTAGGGGCTCCTGTTATTGGCGGCGCGTGGTGGCGAATGCCTGCGGGAATTGCCAGTTCTGGCCGTTGTTTACGTTCTGGTGGAGCGCCTCGTACTTCGCGCGCTGAAGGAACTGGGCGTACTTTTGATGGTGCATCTTCGCCAAGGCAGGGTTCGAGTACGGCTTCGCCGGCTGCACCATCATGCGTGATACGACGCCGGCCAAAATTCCAAGGGCGTATTTGTCCAGCACCCAGGCCGGAAACTCCGGGAAGCCGGCGTTGGTGCCCGAGGCTGCGACCGGATCGTCCACCGTCAGCGACACCGTCGCCGTGTAGATCGCGGTGTTGCCGGGAGATAGCTGGAGGATGATCTCGCCCGGCGTCGCCATCGCCCCGGTCACGGGGATGTTGTTGTCGTCGACGATGCCAATCAGGCGCGTGATGTTGGAGACGCTCGACTGTTCGATGTAGTAGATGACCGCGGTGTCCGCGGCGGGGGCGCCGAGGTAGGCCGTGTCACCAGCGGTTACCTGGAAAGTAATGTCTTCCTGCCAGATGTTGGTGCTCTGGAAAAAGTCATCCAGCACGTTGAACAGCTCGAGCTGCAAGGCCGTATCGAGCGCACCCGGAAGGTGCACGCGGCAGTTGGTCATGAGGCGTGTGAGGTCGAGGCTCGCCACCGGTTATCCCGTCGAGATAAGTGAGGCCTTGAAGTCGGCCATGAGCGCGATCGCGCGGCTGTCCTGGGTGTCTTCCTCGTCGCGCAGCTGTGCGTGGCCCACCATGAAGTGGACGATCGGCAGCCGGTACATCGCGTCGATGGGCACCGCGGTGGTGTCGTTGTTCAGGAAGTATGGGATCGCGGACGACGCCAGGCCGAGGAACAGATCCGCGCGCAGGCGGTACGCACTCTGCATCGCCATGTTGAGCGTGGAGAGTAGTTCCGTGTCGGCGTAGCGATAGGGCGCGATGACGTCTTGCAAGAGCGTCCGCGACTCGACGATGTACTGGCTGACGTTGTCGAGCATGGGGCTCCCGCCTCGAAAGAGGTGGGTGGCGGGATTATCCCGCCACCCGGATCAGTTAGCCGGGGATGATGATCGCCTGGGCCAGCGCGGTACCGTCGACGACCTTGTAGCCGAAGACCTGAAGGCCGCGCATGATGGTGCCGAAGGTCATCTCGGACCGGAGCGTCTCCATCTTCGTCATCTGCGATGCGAACGTCAGACCGTGAGCGTGGCCGGCGTACATGGCGAACTCGCCCGCAGCCAGGCCGCCCGCGATGCCGTTCGGCAGCAGGTTGGACGTGTAGAGCGTGAACCGATCGACCATGCCGATCCGGCCGTTGCGCAGCATCGACTGCCCGTCGCCCGTGAGGTAGGCCTCGCGGAGTTCGGAGCTCTTGATGAGCGTCGCGGCCCACGCCGGAAGAACAACCCATCGGCCGTTTTCCGGGATGTTGCGCTCGTCCAGGGTCTGACCCAGACGCAGGATGGCATCGACAACTTCGACCTTGCCGACCGCGGGGGAGCGGTTGACGATGGCGAGCGGGGTCGAGCCCGAGACGCCGAGGTTGATGTTGCCCGAGATCGCGCCGGCGGCGCCGCCACGGTTGGTAACTGCGGCGGCGCCGTTGAGGATGCCCGCCAGCACATTGGTGTCGATGACGATCTTCATCTGCTCGCCGGCATCGTCCGACCACATATTCAGCAGGTTGAGGTCGGTCTGCACCTCCATGACGTCGTCCAGGATGGTGTTGAAGTACTCACCCTGGTTGATCAGCAGAGAGATCATGTTGCCGGACGGACGCTGAAGCGCCAGCGCCTGGTCGGCGGAGTAGCTCGAGATCGTGATCGTCGGCTTGGTGCGGATGTTGACCGTATCGCCCTGGTTCTTGATCTCGCCCTGATAGTCGGTGTTCGAGATCGCGGCCAGCACGGTGCTGGCGTAGAACTTCTCGATCAGCTTGCCGGACCAAATGGTCGGAATGAAGCCGGTCGAGGCGAGGGTGTTCGCGGTACCGCCTACGGGATAGAGGGTACCGCCGGATGCTACTGGAAAGGTCACTGGGTTTCAGCTCCTGAGAGAAGGGTTACCTGACCCGCCCTTCCCTCTGCGCCTCGAAGATCTGAGCCTCGATGCGATTGTACTCCGCCTCCTTGCCCCGGAATTTTCCGCGACTCGAGTCAGCGTAGAACTGAGAAATTTGGGCGGTTGTGAAGGTGGGCTTCTCAACAGGGGCGCCAGAGGCCGCTGCTGTCTTTGCTCTGCCCGGTGCCGCGAAGGTGTCTAGCGGGATCTTGCCATCATCGGCAGGAGCCGGCGCACCGGTAGTTGCGGGAGCCAGGGCAGCCTCTTGAGCGAGGAAGCCGTTGAAGAAGGCGAGCACCCGAGGGGTATCGTTCCGCTCGTAAGCTGCCGTCAGCAACTCGTGTCGTATAGCACCCGAAAATGGATCTTGCAACTTCAGCCACGAATGAAATTCGGGCATGAAGTTTAGTTCGCGCCAGGACGAACATTTTTCGTCCAATGATACTTCCATGTTATGTCGCGCGGTCACTTTCGCCGCTTCGGCATTGCCGCCAAGCTGCGCCTTGAGGCCGTCGAGCTCGCGCTTCATCTTGGCCATCTCGGGCGTCAGCTGTTCGAGAGCCTTCTTGCCGACCACGGTCAGGAACTCCGCGCCGTACTCGCCGACTTCTTCAGCCGACAGCAGACTTGCAGGGTTCAGATCGGGCGACAGCTGCGCCGGCGGCGCCGCTTCGAGTTGCGCCATGCGCGCGGACATGGTCGCAATCTGGTCGCTCATCGAGCGAATGTTGTTCTGAGAGGCGTCGAACCTCCCCTTCATCGAGTTGTACTTGTGCTCCCAGCTGACTTCGGCGTTACCCGCCGGGGTAACATCCGCGGGCGCCAGGGGCGCGGCGGTAGCGGTTGGCTCAGCCGGCGGAATGTTGTTGGCGGCGTTGAAGGCTTCCTGGGCGGCTTCGGCCTGGCGGCGGATCGCTTCGGGGACCTTTACGTTCGGGTCGATCGGGGGCGGGGTGGCCATAGTCAAGTCTCCGTATCGCGCCACATGCGGCTAGAGCGGCAGGCGGGGCTTCTGGTTGAGGTTTTTTTCGATTTTTTCAGCGGTGGTTCTGCACTCAGCGAGGATCTTACGGAGTGCGACGCAAGCCTGGGCGCGGCCTTGCGCGGCCGGGAGGGAAAGAGCATCCGCGGACACGCATTCGTCGCGCTTGCCGTCGGTGTAGGAAGTGAGGGCCGATATGAAATCTGCGAACTCGGGCGGGGCGCGGCTGGCGAGACGAGCTGCCGCAATGACGAGATCTCGATCGCTCAAGACACGTCCCCGCTGGTGTCGGGCGGGCTCATGCCGAGGATGCTCTTGGCTCCGAGGCCGCCGGCACCCGACGGCGTCAGCTTCGCGTACTGGCTCAGCGTGTGCTGGCCGGCGGCGAGCGTGGAGAGCGCGGCTCGGTGAGGGAGCAACTCTTCAGTTGCTCCCTTACCAACGTGGTGCGTGACACCGGGGATCCGCGCCATTAGCCGTATGAGGCCGTGACGGTTGGGCCGGAGACTTGCATGTCGCCGCGCGGACGCGGGACCACAAGATACTGCCCCTGGGTCTTGGCGGTATCGGTCAGGGTGCCGATGAACTTTCCGGTCGCGTCCGTGATGAGGTCGAAGTATTTCTTCGCCACGAACTCGGTGAGGATCGCTCCGCTCGCGCCGGCGACGAGATCGCCACTGAACGCTGCGGCGGTGAGGTTGGCGCCCACGGCACTGGACGAGAAGTACGCCGCGAGGTTGAACACCGCGGCCACGTTGTTGCCCTGAGCGTCAACCACTTGGATGGTGTAGATGCACGTATTCGATCCGCCGACGCCGGGGGCAAACGAGATAACAGTCCCCAGCTCGCTCCATTTGAGGATTTCGACGATCGCCTTCTCCGCGTCTTCGTGGTCGACGCGCGTCCGGACAGTTGCTCCGATAGTCATAGTCGTAGTCTCCGATCAGGATGTTGGGTTAGCGGGCCGCGGTTGCGCCAGGCTTCGCGGTGCGGGTCTTCGCAAACCCGTACATCTTGGTGGTGCCGCCCTTGGCAAACTTGCCGCCGGCGCCGGACTTCGTGGACGTGATACCCGGCTTCTGGGTGCCAGCGTGCTGCTTGCCGAACATTTTGGTCGATCCGCCTTTGGCGAACGACGGGCTGCTGCTCTTCATCTCCTTAGTCTTCGCCATAGGTCTCTCCTGTTGTTGGCGTTAGCCAGCGCCGCCAGCGATGCGGGTCCGCGGACCCATATCCTTGGTGACGGTGGATTTCTGCTGGTTGCCCTGCGCCTGCGCGCCGGCGTCTGCCATCTGCTGCTGCGCGGCCTGGGCCTGCTGTTGTTCTTTGGCCTTGAGCTCGTCGTCCGACGGCACGATGTCGTCGCCGGGGATGCCGATGCCCTGCGCAACGGTGCGCAACACCTTGGCGCGGCCCGTGACGCCCATGATCCCCATGTCGATCGGGTTCGCGGTGGCCTGGAGAAATTCCTGTTGGCGGGAGCGCTCGGTCTCGCGCTGGATCGCGACGTTGACGCCCATCACCCGAATGCTCTCCTCTCCGGTGAGCATGCCCGAAGTGTCGGTGAGCATGATCATGTCGAACAGGTTTCCCAGCAGCGGGTCAAATACGTCGCGATCGACGTTGGCGGCGACCGTCTGCAAGATCTTCGAGGCGTTGCCCATCAGCATCGCCAGGCCGGACGCCGTGCGCCCTGCCCCGCCGCTGGTGTTGCCGCTCATATATTTCGGGATGGCGCTGAGCTCGTCCGCCATGTCCGAGAACTTCTGGTAGACCGCAATCAGCTCCTGCGAGTTTGACACGGGCTGGAAGAAGTCCACTGGCTTCTGCGAGGAGTTCGCCATGGGGTCGGACGTGACCCTCCACCGCTTCCACGGGTAGATGTCTTCGCCGTCTTCGTCGGGAGCCAGACGATCGGTGTTGACCACGACCTGGGGTCCAGATGCGATCGACAGGTTGTTCACCAGCGTGCGCAGCGTGGCGTTCATGACCTCGCCTATGTCGCTGAGGATGTCAGGAAGGCCGTTGCCCACCGGCGTGCCGGGAACCTTCTCGAAGGACGTGATGTAGTACGGGTGCCGCTTGCGGGGGCTCGGCGCCAGCTGCACCTTGATGATGTAGCGGCCGATCAGCCAGGCCTGGACGAAGTAGTCGCGCAGCGGATCGGGGATCTGCTTCGCGGTCATTCCGTAGTCGAGGAGCATCTGGCCCTGGATGTTGCCGTGCAGCTCGAGGCAGGAGATCAGCCCCGACTGGTTCATCAGCGGGTTCTCGCGACTCTCGTTGGTCGCGCGCTCGGCGTCCGTCATGTCCCAGTCGTCGTTGAGGCCGCCCTTACCGTAGTCCTCGAGGACGTGGCGGATGTTCTCGGTGTTGTAGCCCGGCAGATCCAGGAGATCGTTCAGGTCAGCGCGGGTCAGCCGCGTGCGCTCGATGACAGTGGCGTCCTCGATGTCGCC